TGAATCTGGTTTTACATAATAAATTGGTATTTCTTTTTCTCCTTAAACTTTTGATATATTTACTAGTGCAGGATTAAGTGTTGCTCCCCTATTTACTGTTGTTAACTCTGATGGTATGAAAGTAAGGGTATGATCGCTTCTGGACCCTAAAAGGCAAATATCTCCATTCGATGATACACTAACACCAAAATATAATTTATTTCCAAAAAAAGAGCCGTTAATATTGTCATATACAGTAACACTAGCACCCCCAACCGGACTACTCCACGGTAGAGAAGTAAATGTATATCCAGTAGGAGGTTCGATGATTGGATTCAAATTTCCCTGCCCTGCTATTGTAGTGACGATAGCTGACCCTGTCAGCGAAGCGGTACCATCACCGTTATCTTTGAACAAGATAATTCCACTAGTCGAATTTTTTAACGTTAAAGGACGCCAAGCACTGTCTTTAATGCTTTTCAAATCAGCCGCGGTAGCGACATTGACACCTCCTGATTGTAGTCCCGCAGTAAAGTTTGTGGCTTTAGTAGAGTCAACCATGTTAGCCGTAGCGGTGCTGATAGCGGTTGTAACATCAGTAGTTTTGGCGTATTCGGTTAAATCTACTTGAGTTCCATCTTTCCCTGCTGGACCAGTCGCACCCGTGGCTCCAGTGTCACCTTTCGGTCCTTGGATACCTTGTGGACCCTGAGGACCAGTTGCGCCCGTATCACCTTTTGGCCCTTGCGGACCGGTTGCTCCATCTTTTCCATCCTTACCGGCTGGTCCTTGAATCTGTCCACAATCCTTCCACGCGTTATTCGTCCAGATATACAGTTCTTCGGCAACTAAGTAACCATCGCCTTCACTGGCTGTTGTGGGTAGTTGTGAAGTAGTGTCAGCCTTGCCTTTAATCTCTAGCCCTTGTCCGGTATCACCTTTCGGGCCTTGAATACCTTGGTCACCCTTGGGCCCTTGAACGCCTTGTGGACCGTTTGCTCCAGTGTCACCTTTGGTACCTTGAATACCTTGTGGTCCTTGCGGTCCCGTTAATCCGGTATCACCTTTTGGACCTTGCAATGTGGAAACTTTGTTAGTTAAGTCAGTCTTAAGCTGGTCGAAATCCTGTTGAAATTCATCCAGACTCATAACTGGAATAACGTCCCCAGAGTCACTCATAACATTTTCAGTAATGGTGAATCCTTGTGGGTCATCACTTGGAAAGATGGCATTGTAAGTGGTTGTACTAGTTGATGAGGTAGTGGTACTTGTGGTTGCACCATCAGTTAAACCTTCTTGGCTACCAGGAGTAATCAGACTGGATAAGGTTACCCAAACTTCAATTGTGTAATCATCAGGTACTAAGGCATTCATCACTTCGGCATCCACTGGCATAGTAATCAATCCAGCCAACGGTTGTTTAATTGTAGCCATATCAATCGGCTTATCGAATACATAACCGGTATCATTGGCAACCTTAACATCAATGGCTGTAGCATTAGTTAGGTCGAACGCTGAACCGTCTTGGGTAATCGCCAGATTGAAACTGGCTGTGGTATCAAGATATTTAACCTCGTTGTTACCGTCAGTAAAGTACAGTTCCTTACTCACTTGCACCACTCTCCTTATTGAGCGTTGCTAAGATTAGTGTCTTAAAACCGGCGTACATATCAGTAGCGGTTGCACCCTTAAAGGCAGTAGTAGCTACATCTTGGTCAACGTCCAGGCCGCCATAAATCACATAGCTATCCGCTGGGAACGTCATCGTGTACTTGATGTGGATTGTCTTACCGTCAATGTTGGAACTAGTACTTACATCGCTCAAAATCGTATTACTTTGCATTGTCTAACTTCCCTTCTAGCGCTGTTACCCGTGCAGATAACTCATCATTGCGCTTTGTCAACTCCTTGATACCCGCTAAAGCCATTGATAATGCGTTGGATTCATCCAGCCCCGCATCCCCACTAACTGATTTAAGCATGTCATTAGCGACAAAGTATTTCTTCTGGCCTAACGGGTTCACATTATCAATGACGGGGCCAATATGTTGACTAGAATTGTCGTCATCCTTGTACTGCCACCGCTTAATATCAGTAGCATTAATTTGGGCTAAGGCTTCCTCACCGGAATAGTCACCGATATCACGTTTTTCAGATAGCAATGACTTAAGCACGTTACCGTGGCTTATAACATCACCGGCATGGATTCCGACCGTTTTGCCTCCCGTGTTATGGAAATACACGTCTGCTTGGTCACGGCCATAAATATAGTTTGTCCGGACGTAGTTACCTTGCACTAGTCCTTGGCTCCACATCCCCAGCTTTACACCGGAGTCATCATTCCAAGTGGTACCCATGATTATATAACCTTCACTGATATCAACGCGGTTGTACAGGCCACTATCTGGCGCTAGGCCGGCAGTATTTCTAACCTTGATGTCATTAGGACCAATATAGGTGGCATCATAACCACCACTCCCACTTGAAGCGTTCATGTGAAGCAAGCCATGATTGAAGTTAACACCCATTCCGTCCGAAACCTTACCATTCCAGCTCTTGGAATTATGGCCACCATCATAACTACCACCATCGCTGTTCACGTCCAACGTAAGGTTCTTCGCATAGACCTCAACAGAATTAAGTGTGCCAGAATTAATTGTTCCTAAATCAGCTGTAAGTGCTGATAATGTCCGCACGTTTAAACTTTCTTGGTCCCATTTCTTCTGGTGCCAGGCACCGTTTGAATAAACATACATATCCTTAGCAGTGCCGTCATAATCTAGGCTATCGTTAACAATCCATAAATCACCTTCACTATGGCTATTGGTATCGCCAGCGTCACTCGGGGAATAGGTAGATAACGTAATCTTCCCGTTCAACATGGATTGGTACTTAGTCTTAGCTTCCTCAATTTTTCCATCAGCGGCCTTAGCAGCTTCTTGGGCTAGCTTAGTTGCCTCGTTAATATCAATTGACCCCGTTGCAATAATCATTTCTCAACCACCTCCTTAAACGTTGAACCATCATCAATATTAAAATCAGAATCGTCATCACTGGCACTATCTGAGTCGTCAGTATCATCAGGGATTACCACTGGCTCTTCTACCTCGGTGTTTTCTCCCTCATCTTCAGCTGGGTAAGTGATTGCTAAGTCCTTGCTATCATCACGGATACCAATTGGGATCGACCATAATCCAGAGTGGCTAATCATGACGCTATGAGCCGCGTCTCGGTATTCGCTAACATTGAAGCCAATCATTAGCTGGTCATGAGCTAAGTCCGGGTATATCCCTTCTGGTTCAAAGTGACCACCATACTCAATTGGTACTGTCAGCTGGATATCCTGACTGGGTTCAATTTGATAATTAAAAATGACTGACTGGGTAATGAGATTGATACACATTACTAGTCGGTCATCCTTATTGTTGACGTCTCCTGCTGTAAAGAAGGCGTACGGATATGAAATTGAATTAGCTTGAATCGTATTATACTTGCCATTGTTGGTGACCCCACTTGGTACCGGATTCCAGCCGAAGTCCTGCAATTTGAATCGGATAATTGGGAAGTAATTGCCAGCTTTCAAATCCGAGATATTACATACTTCTACGGTCCCGTCCATCTGACTACCAATCCATAACCCATTGGTAAGGTCAACGTTAGGCCGGACGTACGTTTCCATCTCACACCATTTTGTTACCCCACTGGAATCGCTATTAATCACGGCATGTGGGGTGTATGGGAAGGTTGCCAGCCAATTTTTACCACCACTTAAATCCTTAATTTGAGAGTAAATGAGGTTGTTGGCTTCATCATATCCGAAGGAAGAGCCATGTTGACCGCCTTGTACAATCATGGAATCAATTAGTACCCCCTGAGCACTCCAATGTAAGAACTGGCAATCACTTAAATTGGACTGATTTTGTTTTCCTTTGTATGAATAACTGGCAAGTACCTCACCATTACTCATAACATATGAGAATTGCAATGCCCCAACGTGATTGTTACCGAATTCGTCAGGGTTACCATCAGTAGTCTCCCACAACTTTTTGAAGGTACCGTCAGCGTTGGCTCCAGTGTCTATCCACATTTCAGACTCGTCTTTAACGAAGGCGTCATCAATGGATACCACTAAGCTACCAACAAATGGGGGAGTAATGGTGACTTCATAGCCATCCTTAGCATGTTCTGATTCCCAAGTCAGCTCATGGGTACCATTTTGTTGAATGTATTCCCAGTTGAAAGCCGCCGCTGATAAGAAGGAGGTTACATTCTCACCTTCAATGAACAATCGGGCAATGACTCGCTTAGAAGTATCAGTATTCGTCCATGATCGCCCCAGTGGGGTAATTAAGCTGACACTAGCAGCATTTTGGTTCTTTTTGGCGTCTTCAAACAGCTTTTTAACATGGTCGTTCCACCGCTGTTCCATGTTTTTAATGAAATTGGGAGTAACAACTGTAACCGTACTGAACTCCCCGATGACTACCTTATTCTGAGTTGGGTCACTCTCGGAAGTTGTCCGTTGAATAACTCTGGCTTGCAAAGTTAACACCGGGGACATAGTCAGGTCGATTACCTTAATGGTATCGCCTAATTGGGCATCAAAATCGCTGGTCACATCAACGGAATAATTGACCCGCGGATGGTTATATAGTCGTAACGTCTTCAATCCCAGTGATAGTAAGGCATCTGGTTCACTAACCGTAGAACTGGTAATGCTACCTTCCAGCCAAGTGTTGGCATCATTGTTGTACAGGGCGTTAGCAGAGGCATCAGTGACAAAATTACGACCACCGTTACCTTTAGCGGTACTGATTGAAGCTCCACCGGAACCATAGACGTACAGCTTGGTAATCAGAGTTGTATCAACTGTCTCTCGCTTAATGGACAGCATGTTGTCACCATAAGTGATACGTCTACCGGTGTTCTGTCCCCGTTGGTCGGATAATTCCAAAATTGTATCAACCACAATCCCAGAACTATCTAATTTTACGTACCCATCAGCCTCACAATCGTAAGTCGTCAGGATTGTCTGAAGTAAAGTTTGAGATGAACTTTCCCCGTCAATGGAAAAGTCTGAAAGTAGTCCAGAGGTTGCATTATCAACCAGTGTTATCCCGGTACCAGCAATTATCCAGTGCATAGCGGCTGGTAATGAGCACTCTTTAATCTCTTTCTTAGTGGGAATTGTCTTCCCCAGTCGCCAGATTAAGAGGTTAATGGCATCAGCTGAGATAAGGTTAGTTCCAGAGGTATTGTCCATGGTCTCATCAACGGTATATATCCGGTACACTCTCCAGCGGTCATTCGCTTGGTCATAAGCCGCTAAGTGATTGCCTACTCTCAGGTATTGAGCCGCTGGACTATCTGCTACCATGGTGAGACCGGTAAAGGTATCATTCCAACTCTTTGAGTTAGCGTTTGGGTCAGAAGTATTAGCTAGACTGGCTTCGGTAATGCTGTCATTTGAAGAATTATCATCGGCCAATTGTTGCTGAATAGTTTCACCCCAGAATATATTTGTATCGGTTGTCGTGTCTAAGGTGGCGACTCGTTTGAGATTTTTATCAAGAATGACGTACACACGTCTTAACTCCTTTCTATTTGATGGCTGGCTTGTACTCCAACGTTATATCTGCATTGGCTGGGTCAGGCGTAAAGTGCATCTCTTGGCTAACATCGCCTTCAATTGAAGGGAAAGTCGATAGCCATGACACATACTTATCAACATTTCTACCACCAACGGTAACCGTGTTATCAGCTGAATCTATGATGATTTCTTCACCTGTGTGGGCAATTACATGTGGGATATCGTCAGGGTCATCACTACCATCAGAAGTATATATTTTGAGGTCAGTCAAAGTCTCAAAGTCAGAATAATATCCAACTGGTGGTTTAACCAAGTCTTCCTTAATATTATGCTTCATAAAGGTTGCGGCTACATTAGCCAAAGCAAAGCCAAACTTGCCCGACTTATCTAATTTCTCCTTGTGAATGTGAACTTTACCCTCAGTGTTAACCGAGTATGCTACCCCAGTCTTAGGATTGAACTCGTTAATCTCAGCCACCCAGTTGTCATACACCTTGCCACCAATGGTTTTCTTTTGACGTTCCAATGAGAACTCACCGAAGAAGTTTGAGTAAGCATCCTTGTTCATGTACGTGGTCTCCATGACATAAGTCTTAATGGTTTTGGACTTAGTCCTAACCTTTGGCTTGGAAACCCTAGTAGACTTCCTCTTTCCGCCGGACTTCTTCTTGGTAACCTTCTTAGTTGCCTTTTTACGTCTCTTTTTACGTCTCTTTTTCTTAGCTCTGGACTTGAAGGCTTCACGTTGAATGGTGGCTTTGTACATTCTGGCTGATTTAGCTTTGTGCTTAGCTTTGGACTTAGTCTTAACCTTAACGGTCTTGGTTAAATGGACCTTTATATCATGATGATTTTTCCCATTAACTTTGCGTCCACCCTCGTTATATAGAAGGGTGAGGTACTTGCCCCTATCCTTGGTGGCATTAAATGAACTCCCTAGTTGAATGTAACCACGGGGGTACCGGCCTTGTGCATAATCGTCAATACCCATTCGTCCACATACATTGCCATTAGCATCCAGCAGATAACCTTCAACCTTACCCATGGCCCGTTCATTTTTCATCCGCTTAATATGGTGGAATCGCATGGACACTTTCCAGTAATTACTAATCTTCGGAATACCTTGGTGGATAATAACAGGTCCATAGAAGTCTTTGTGTTTGCCAGTAGAACCCCAGTTGTAATGACCCTTTGAATCCTTAGCAACCATTAATGATGAGGCTGTAGCCGTTGCTTTACCATCATTTTCCCCACGATATACCTTAATTTCTTGGGTATCGGCACCGGCTTGAAACCATGTGCTCATTGAGTTGCAAGGATCGTGTACCTGCAATTCTTGATGAGGCGTTAAGCTAGTGATATGACCGTTAGCGTCCATAACCGTGGACCCATCGTCAACATGATAGCCAACGGCTACATATTGGTCTCCCAAAGTGTAACCAAAGTAGTACAAGTCAGTCTTGGGAATGATGTGAATAACTGGTTGAACAGCAGTGTTACCGGCTGGGCTTATAACCTGTTCATTACTGGTGATCTTAATATCACGCTGAGGCAAGAACCCCCGTGGGTCAGCCAGCATGAACGTTAGTGTAGTGGTACAGTCCTGTACCCCTTCGTTGAGAAATGTTGGGGTAGGAATGGCAGTAAAGTGACCGTAATAGACTACCTCTGGCTGGTCGTTGAACCGTAATGGGTACTGAGTATCCGCGTCATCGTTGGTATTAATGAGGGCTCTCGATAAATTATTCAGTATCCGGTTGTAATCGTCCCGGTCAGTGGGGTACATGGTAATCGGAATATCTATCTGCTTTTCCCCATAACTATTGCCTAAAAAAACGCCCCCATATCTACCGGGAACGTCCTGGAAGGATTCGGTTATCGTTGGGGCAATTGGCTTGGAGACATGGTTTACCAACACTTCCAAGTCTTTGTCGGAGTTGAAACCACCGGTACCATTCTCGTCGAAGGCATAATCAAAAGTGTTAACATCATTGAATGCCATTTACATTTCCCCTTCCTAGGTTTCTACTTACATCTTTTTTCGTTTTTACTCGGTTATAACCACTGTAAACATCGTTAGCAGATACAACAGCGGGTACAGGATTCTGTTGACCAGATATTAATTCAGCCATCAATCCGATAATTTCTTTTCCTTGCTTAATCAATTTTGATAAATCAGTTGATTGAGCAGATTGGGCAGTGGATTGTTGCGGCTTATCAGTCTTAGCAAACTCTTTCATGGTGGTGTCCATAATCTGGTAAGCTCTGGCACGCTTGGTAATATCCCAAGGAACGATTGACTCAGTCTTATTGCCTTCTGAGATATGTGCTAACTTTTCAAATCGGCTAATACCACCATTGGCATATCTACGGTGACCACTAGGTGCCCAACCATTGGTATGAACATCACTCCGCCAGTTGCTGTCATTAAACATTGCTAATAATTGGTCGTAAGCTGAGAGAATATTCTTGTGACCCTTAACAGCATAAGCACTGAAAGTGCTTGGAACAAATTGAAGTAATCCTTTGGCTGGGTGTCCACTAGCTGAATTAATATCATGAACCTTTTGAAGAACTTTGGCATTACCACCAGATTCGTGCATAATGGTAGCTTTAATTGTAGCTAGTTCTCCAGCACTGAGTTTGACGTGCATAGTTTTAGCGGCCTTTTCAATCATGGAAGCACCACCATAACTAGCTCCACCTGAACCTCCAATAGAACTAAACATGTTGGCTAGTTTATCCATAAACTTGAAAAATCCTGAACCAACTTGGGATTTAATCCCTTTGATGTTACCGGATTGCTTACTAGACTTAGAAGAACCATCAGATTTACCGTGCATTTTAGTTACGTCATACCAGCCTTTGGTTGAGGAACCGCCATGATCCCATAGAGAACCATGGGATACCCCAATATGAACGTGTGAACCACTACCAGCACCGTTTAAATGGCCAAGAGTAGCAATCCTTTGCCCAGTCTTGATGACATCTCCTGTACCAACTTTAACGTTATTCATTCCACCAAATTCTTGATAGATTTCTTGCCATCCGTCATTTGAAGCAACCGTAATAACATCGCCCAATTGACTGTAAGGCCAGCTGTGTAATGGTCGGCCAACATGAGTAACCGTCCCACCATGTACCGCTCTAATAGCTGAACCAAGGGGACCAGAGAAGTCAACACCATCATGACTACCAAAACTACGAGAAGCCCCAAAACCATTGGTCTCAGATAGTCCAGGATTATGCCGCCAGTTACCACCAGCAGAACCTCCATCTAAGTCAACCATGGACCAGAGGGAACTCCACCAGTTGCCAGCTTGCTTCTTAACGTTATTGAACATACCTTTGGTGATGTCCTTAACAACGCCAGCACCGGCCTTAGTGTAATTGAACATGGAATCCAGACTCTTAATTGGGTGGGCAATAATCTTTTCGGCAGTGGTGAAGAACTTCTTCAATTCGGTTGTTTTCTTGACTAGCCAACCAGATACATCACCGATACCCGAGCCGATACCGCTCATCAGACTTCCGAACCAATTAGAACTACCTTTGGCAAAGTGGGTAATCCCTTGCATACCCATGAATAGCTTGGTCTCAGAGGCGTTTAAAACCTCTGTACCAGCTGGTAGCATGGCTTGGGTATTTCTACCCTGTGCAATTCCAGATTGACCGTTAGGAAGGAATACAGCCTCTTTATTACCCGTCTCAGGACTATCATTGCCATCATTTAGTACCGCCATGGTAGGCTTAGTGATTGCCTTACGTTGGTTGCTGAATAACCCGGTACCAGTGGCTAAATGAACCTTTGAAATGGTTCCAATGGCTTTCTTCTTGCCACCAAAGGCATGAATAACCGAATCAATACCGCCAATACCTGTATTTAAAATGCTAATAACATCGTTAATGCCATTTTGAGCAATGGACTTAATGTTCTTCCAAATGCCCTTAAAAGTATCGCTAATGCTATTCCAGATACCATTCCAGACCTTCTTAATTCTACCTAAAACATTGGTAATGGTTTTTAACAGCTTTTTAATCCACTTAGATACAGTCTTGTAAGCAGAGATAACCGGATTAACAGTATATTTCTTAATTAGTAGCCAAGCATCATGAGTTAAGTCCTTGATGGTATCCCAAGTATTGGTAATGCCTTTAACAATATTCTTAATAATGTACTTCTTAATAATCTTCCAGATATACTTAACCGGATTGACGATATACTTTTTAACTAAAAGCCAAGCTCTGTGAGTTAAGGATTTAATAGTTTTCCAAGCTTTGCTAATCGTCTTAGTCACTAGTTTGCCAATATACTTAGTAACAGCTTTGTATACCTTGGCTACTGGGCTAATTACATACTTGTAAACCAAGTTCCAAGATCTCTTGGTCTTCGAGGTAATCCCTTTCCAGATACTTGATACTACTTTAGAAACTGCTTTGAAGCCTTTAGATACACCAGATTTAATTGCCTTAACGACTGACATTACAGGCTTCTTAATCTTTCGCCAAGCAATAATTGAAAGACCGACAACAAAGGCAATTGGAATGACCATGGCATACTCAAGAACCTTGGCAAATCCTTTGAATATCGCTTGAACATCCTTAATAAATGCTTTGAAAACATTAGTTACTGGTTTGAATGCTTTTTGAGCACTTTTAACCATTTTTCCAATCGCTTTTCCAATTGCTTGTTCCCAACCAAGTTTTCCCGTAAAGAACTTGCCAATTCCCTTCATGACATTTTTAACCGTTTTGCCAAACGAAGATAGGGCTTTTTTAGCCGACTTAAAAGCTCCCTTGGCCCATTTGCCAATTGCAGAAGCAACGCCATTAACGGCATCTCGGAACGGCTTAATATGTTTATAAGCTTCATAGAAGGCCACTCCCAGTGCTACGATTGCTGCCACTGCAAGCACAATTGGGTTGGTCAGGAAGGCACTGTTCAACGCTTTCTGGACTATGGTAAAGTTCTTAATAACATCAATTGCCTCAGTAGTCGCAGCGATAAATCGAGCGATCTTTGATACGGCTAGCACTGAACCTAAAGCAATTCCGAAGGCGGCAATAGTTTTCGTATGCTTTGAGGTGAACTCGATAATCTTAAGAAGCCCACTGGCGAGTCTGGCAACACCACCAATTAACCAAGTGAGCCCCTTTTGAGCATCCTTGTTGTTGAAAGCCTTAGTCATATCTTGTGTCGCTCTAGTAATAACAGGCAATAGCTTAGAACCCATCATAATTTGAAGCTGTTGGCCAGCCATCTTGAATCGCTCTACGTTCATCTTGGCGTTATTCGAGTTCTTATTGGCCAATTTTTGGACGTACTCACCTTTTTTACCCGCTTTGGTAACATCACCGGTTAACTTTTTCAGTGATTTATCGTACTTAGCAAGTACCTGAGCCGCCTGCATACCAGTTTGGCCGAAAATTCGCTTAAAGACATCTGCTTTATCAGCACCACCAAGCTTCTTGGTATGATCTTCGATAATTTTGAAGATTGCTGGTAGAGATTTAAAGTTACCTTTGGAATCTTGGAAAATTTTGGTAGACTTAATGCCAATTTCTTTTAAGGCACCCATGGCCGTATTCGTTGGTGAAGCCAGGCTAGTAATTACCTTACGTAGACCAGTACCTGCCTTATCCGCTTCCATACCATGGTTAGACAACTCCCCCATTGCCGCAGAAGTCTGCTCAATTGAGAAACCGGCATTTTTAGCCGTGTCCCCAACGTATTCCATACCTTTACCTAAGCTATGAAAATCAGTCGCGGTAACATCCGAAGCATACGCCAGATCATTAACAACCCGTTTGGTATTCTTCATCATTTTAGCCGTGTTATTGGTCTTCATACCAAATGCTTCAATCGCCTGTGAAGAAACCTTGATGACATCTTTGAAGTCGTCTCCGGAAGCCACGGAAGCTTGTAATTCTGACTTCATAACGGCGATAGCTTCGGCACCAGTATGACCACGCTTTATTAAGTCTTGGTACTGTTCAGCAATCTCTTGCTGGGCTACCCCATACTTAACGGAGTATTTAGCACCATCTCGTTGCATCTTAGAGACTTGGGAAATAGCCTTACGTGCTTTCTCACCAGAAGTAACTAATAAATTTTGATTGACTTGGTACACCTTGTTTAAATTTGTGGCCTTTTTGGCACCAGCAATCGTCGCAGCACCCAAACTAGTTAAACCAGCTGCGGCCGTAATTGCGGCGCCTTTAAATGCTTGACCAATATTCGCAATCCTGTGTCTAGCTTTGGCCGCCCCATCTGACATCTTAGCCATACTACTACTCATGGTGCCATACTTACCGGCTAATCGGCCAATCTCAGTTTTCTGTTTAGCCATTGAGGCAGTTGTTTGATTAACCCGAACAAGTTGCTTATTGTAGGCTTCACTGGCCCCACCAGAACTAGTCTTAAGCTTGGCTAACTCAGTTTGCTGGATTTTCAACTGATCCGAAAGGTTACGGTAGGACTCCCGCAATCCATTAAGCTTAGCCCTACCAGCTTGAGCTTTATTTCCTTGATTCTCTAAGGCGTCCACATAAGACTTGGAGACTGACGTGATTGACTTGTACCGCTCTTGCAAGTCAGCCAAGCCAGATTGATAATAGTCTACTGATTTTTTGGCACGGCCTTGTTGGGCAGTTAAGGACGCCATCTTATTCTCAGCATTAGCTAAATCCTTAGAAAGCCGAGCATAGTTATCGCTGCCTTTAGTCGTTGAAGTATCAAGGCTTGCTTGACGCTCTTTCAACTTATCAATTTTAGCTTGCAAGGCTTGCATGGTCTTGCCAAGGCCTTCATATTTAGCTTGTGCTGCGCCCAGGCTGTCCTTTGCAGACTTTAAGCTAATCTCATTAGCCTTCCATTCATTAGTGGTTGCTTTAATAGCGTTGTTCAGAGTTTTCAGACTAGAGGCCGCTGAGACAGTATCTAGCTTAACTTCGGTTGCCATTGTGTTACTTACGGTCGCCATTAGTGGACCTCCTTTCTACTTACCTCTCAACCGATTAACCATTGCCATAGGGTCTTCAGCACGTTTATCTTTAGGCTTTGCTTGGTTAATTCTGATCAGTTCGTAATAGTCTTCTCCGTCCAATTGAGAAGGAAGTACCCCAGAATTAGCCATCATCTGTTGCTTAAAGTAGGCTTGGTCTTCTTGGGCATCTTCTAAGTCATGAATTAGAACGTTGAGGCGACCTATTACTTTTTTGGGCTTTCTTCGTCCTCATTTTCCTTGAGTGTTTCTTGCCATTGTTCATCAGACAATCCTTGAATCCGTGCCAGTACATAACTGATAAAGTTTGACAATTCGTCCATAGTGACGGCATTCATTACCGTGTCTAATTCTTTTTCTGATAACTTTAAAACAGCTTGAAGGAAGCTAGTCATGGCTGTGACCGCCTTTTGAGACTGTTCCATGACAGTTAATGGGTCAGCATCTGAATCCAATTGCATCTTGTCCATCTTCAACATCAAAATTTGAAGATTAGTGGCTTCATTGACAACCTTTACCGTGGTTTTTACTTCTGCTGATTTTTTCTTTAATCCAAGTTTCGCGATACTAATTTTCATTTTGCTGCTCCTAACATTTTTTTATTGCTGACCATTGCCAGCTATGTAAAAAGCCACCCCATAAGGAGTGACTTAGAATGGTTCTATGGGTGTACTGTAGTTGAGGCTACAGTTGTTGGACTAACCGTGGGCTGGGATAATACTCGCCTTATATCCACCGAATACTTCACCCATCATTGTCGCTTCGTCGAAGCCTTCATCGGCGCTCGTCCAAATCTTGTATGGTTGGCCCCCAAACACATCAGCCTTCAATGGGTCCAATGATTGGTAAGTCAGTGTGGTATTAGCATCGGTTTCATTGTTGTTGTCGGTACCGTGGTTCATACCAGCTTCAATTAGTTGGCCGTTGGCAAACCCTTCATAAATATCCACACCACCATACGACCGGGAATGTACTAACATTGCAACGTGAGGCTTAGGTAGTTGACGTGTCCAGCCACCTTTACCATCGTTAACGAATCCCTTTAACTTCTGCAAAATATCAAAGTTGATATCCAAGAATTCCAAAGCAACTTGGGGTTCCATTGAACCGTTCGATACCCGCTTAGGGCCATCATTGGCATAACCGATTGTACCAGCGGCTTCCAGCCCGGTTACGTTAGCTTGGGTAGCACCTTCTGCGTCCCCATCTACCAAGTAAATACCTGTGGTAGAAATACCTTTTGTAGCATCTGCAATAATGGCACCTGTTGAATCAATTAACCCAAAGGTGACATCTTTAACACCATGTGTACTCATTGATTAATTACCTCTTTTTATTTTTATATTTTTAAATACAGAAAATGTGGCTGTGACTTGTTCAGTATCTGGATCAACTACGTTGGGGTAGCGAGTAGCGATAATCCACCCATTATCATCAAGTAAGTTCATCAATTCCAGCTGTGCATCTAATACATTGATCGCAACTGTTTTAGAAAAGAAAATCTGCACTTGAATTGACGCGCTAAGCTCAGAAAAAGTATCGTTTTTATATCCAGAGAGTGGCTCAGTAACACTAGTAATTAGCACTAGCGTCTTTGAACCACTTTTATCAACAACATTCGGTATGTTTTCTGGATATAAACCCTCTATCCAGGAGGGTTTATTTGCTTTGATAATCTCGTAAACTTGAATAACCGGAAGTTTAATGAGGATCACCACCCGTCAATGCCTTGTACTTGGCATATTCAGCAGCTAAAACCTTATCTTTGCTTGATTGAATGGCCGTATCAATGAAATGGTCGCCTTTAATATGCACCGTTCCATTATTGAGAAATAACGCGATTCTGGCGTGATTAATCGGATCCTTCTCAAATCCTACCGTTGAACTTCCCGTCGCATATCCATCTACATCGTGATCGTCAGCAACTACCGCGTCCGCTAAATGCTTAACATGGCTCGTGTTCCGGCCATAACGATAATGTTTAGACTTGGTAGCCTGAAAATAACTATCCCGTAGTTGATCAGCGCCAGCCTTAGTAATCACTTGTTGCTGTGCTTTATTTGGCACCTTCTTTTTAACTTGTGAAAAGTAATGCTGTAATTGCTCATCTAAACTAGCCATGCTTAGTCACCACCCGATGGCACGTGATTAGGTCAAAGCCCTCGTTTTGTAAGCCGTCATCCGCCGCAATACTGTCAATCTTGTACAGATCCGATCCACGCTGAACTTGCAGCGTCTCGTTAACGGCCGGATTATGGCGAATAAAAAAGACCACTGCATTAGTGATCCCAGCTCCGGCTATGGTTAACTGCTGTTGCACGTTCAACGACCACTGGCCCGCCCAACAGCTGAAATCTGCTGAAAATTGTTGAATTGGTGTGCCAGTATTCGGGTTAATCTCGCCAGCATCGGCATCATGGCCAAAAGCGATACGGAAAGTCATTCGTGAAGGATTAATTGCTTTGGTCATCAGTGATCGCCTCCATCTTCATATCATAGAGCCCTCTCAGTTGCCCAATGATCGAATCAACCGGTAGGTCAATGCTGATCGCCGTGGTCGGAACCAAAGAGCTGCGGTAGTTATAATAGGCTGAGGCTAATGCCAGCACAGCTGTATTAAACAAATCAACCACACTGACATCATCATAGAAGCTGTCTGATTCCGTGCCAACTGCTTGTGTGATATAGCTTTTTGCCGTATTTAAATATCCGGTCAGAAGCTGATCATCGGCATCACCATCTAGGCGTAGCGATAGTTTGAGGTCATCTAGTGTTGGCATTTAGCCACCTCCTTACTAATTATTACTTACCAGGTGTGGTTGTAGAACCTGCTGCAAAGTTCGCTGGTTGGTCAGCAATCGCCGCAAATGAACCAGCAACAAAAGCTTCGGTATCCGTTGGCTCCACATCAAACCGATCAATCACACGAATCTTAGTTTGGTCTTTTTCAAAGGCGCCACCGCCAATATTGGTAGTCAACAAGGAAGTACTTTCTCGGTCAAACAAAGTTACTGCTTGCGACAAATCGCCATAATAAAGTGGATAAGCCGTTGCTGACGTAGCTTTAACGTTAGGCAACCACTTGTCAGCCACCTCTACAACCCGCTTGCCACGGATTAAATACCGATCAGGTTGTGTTGGGTCTGGTTGCAATAAGTAACGGCCCATTGCGTCCTTAACTTCTGACAGTACGTTAAACCCGGACGTATTTGTCATTAAGAACGACGTAGACTTGATAGCGGGATCAACAGCCGTGTTGATCATCGTAATGATGTCATCAAACTTAGCTAAAGTCGGCTTCTTTGGCGCCTTGTTCATCGCTTCAATGATCTTAGCGTTGCGAGTAACTACAACCTTCTTGGCAATCCATTGTGATAGCCAAGCCATGATGTTGTCAGCTGTATCCTTTAGTAACGAATTAGTGGCAGTGGTAATGCCAGCATACCGATGGATCGTATATTTAATAATGGATAGCTTAGGATCATCATTATCACCAATGGTAGCCGTTTCATCATCTAAATCAGCTAAAGCTGTCACGTCAGTCCACTTTTCGTAAACTCGTGACCCAGTTTGAGTCGTAACAGCTTCTCGATTAACATACTGTTGTAATGAATCGTATTGGCGAACCAGCGTATTAATTGCCGTTTGAATATCTTGAGGAATAGTTAAGCCAATCGCATTGCCACCTTCATCGGTAGAAGAAGTTACCAAGTTCATAACTTTGGGGTCACCCTTAATCATGCCTTGGAAGTTCTTAATGAACTCAGCTTTGATGTCTTTTTCATTATCATCAAGTGGGGTCTTATTCTTATCATCCATATTGGCAATTTCTTGTGCCTTACGTTCTTCTTCCAATTGTTCATGTAAAGCGTCCCGACGTACTGCCGCGTTGTCACGCTCCGTCTTCATGTCTTGATACTTATCTGCGTCAAAACTGTCATCCAGTAATGCCGCGTTTAGCTTGTCAGTCAGATCCGATACCTTTTGCCCTTGGGCAATCCAGGCATCGTTTAATTTATTAATATTCGTAGCCATTAGTTGGCCTCCTCTTTATTTTTACCCATCAAAATAGCCAACTTGCTTTGCATTAGTGCATTAGCAGGTTGGCTTTCTTTAGGTTGTGTATGTTTGGGTTGTGACTTGGAAATCAGATTCATAAATTTGTTGATTGCTGCCTTAGAAGGAATCTCTGAAATTGAATTAGTGAATTGAGGTTGCTTATCATCGACAAACATAATTTCATCAGCAAAGCCTTTATCCACTGCATCTTGTGCCGTCATCCAAGTTTCATTAGCCATTAATTGCAGCACATCATCAGCGTCCATGCCAGTCTTAGCAACATACGCTGCAACAATAGACTGATCAATGCTGTCTAGCACATTCGACTCATGCGATAAGTCGTCCGCGTTGCCTTGGACGCCGGACCAAGCTTTATGAATCATAATTTGTGCTGTGGGTGAGATAGAGACTTTGTCGCCAGCCATCGCAATCACACTAGCAGCACTAGCAGCTAATCCTTGCACATTAACAGCGACATTTCCTTGATAGTTTTTTAGCATCGTGTAGATCTCACTAGCGGCGAACACGTCGCCACCGTTAGACGCAATGTCAACTTCTACATCATCATTAGGACCCGCGCTATCTAGCACATCCGACACGCCGGCTGGTGATACAGCTGGCATACCAAAGAATTGATAGAACGCCGCTGTCTCATTGTCGACCACGTCGCCTTTAATCATTACCTTCTTCGTTATTTCCACCTCCTTCCGCTGGTTGAATGGCTTCTGGCATATCTGCAGGGAAGTATCCTAGTTGTTGCAGCACCCAGGTAGCTTGATTATTAGCAATTGTGCCGTCCTTAGCCAATCCAGATAGAGTCGTGGCAAAGGAATCGCCTAATGGGTCGATTGCCGGCCGTAAATTGGCGGTGATAGTCGCGTTCAGCTTGTTGTCCAGCTCAGATACAATACATTGCATATAACGGTTGAGCGCATTGGCGTACATGCCTTTAATCTGGTCAATGTTGCTTTGCTGATCACCTTGACCGTTTAAATAACTATCCGGGATACCGAACACTTTAGCAATCTGACGGCTTGTCCAGTCAGTCTGGCTTAACAGCTTAGTTACATCAGCCTTCATCTCGAGTGGCTTATATTCTTCCAGCTCATCAATTACAACTGGGCCACCGTTAGATGTGTTAACCTGCCTCATGAAGTTACGTGATCGGCTAGCTTTCATTTTTTCACTCAGCAGGCCGCCATGCTGAATAGATAGCACACCAGGCGCGCTTATCGAACGTGCTAAAGCAGCTAAGGTTAAGTCATTGGAAGCGTCCTTAATCTGCAACTCACTAGTTAGTGCTTCTAAGGGGCTAATACCTGTTTGACCGCCGTTAATACCAGTTAACCGAATGTGAATCATGTCGCCCTGTGGTACGTATTGCCGTACACCTAATCGTGTTTCATCAAACGTCACGGTATAAGTTAGGCCACTTCCGTCTTCCAACAAGTACGTTTCAACCTGACTGGGCCGCAAGTATTCCCAACGCATATCTAACCCGTTGCGATTGCGCCAGCGGTACGCGAAACATTCGCCGCCTAATAAAAGCTGGGCGAACATTGATTGCCAGAACGCATGACCATTAGCAGTGTTGCTGGGATTGTTCAAAATACCTTGCGCTCGTGGCATATTGGCACTAAGCTGTACCGTCGCTAAATCACCGGATAATTGACTGACTACCGAATAAATATCAGAATTTTTTAGCGCATCTGTTGCACTGACATAATCACGTTGACCATTGGGGGCTAAAAAATTAACAATGTCGCTATCTTCAACGGGCACACTTTGCACTTGGTTCTTAATCTCAGGTGGTCTGAAAACTGGCATTTTTAATCACCTCCTTTGTTCTGGGACGTGTTAATCACTTCTGACAGCCAGCCAATTACAAACAGTGTCACTGCTACTGCCATGACACCCCAAGGCTTGCCAAATAAAAAGGCCCCGTAATCCGCCACAATTAGGGCACTTACGAAGCATAAAAAGTCGAAATAGTGCCAAATCATGGCAAAAAAGCGTTTAAAAATCATTAATATCATCTCCTAGCAATCCTGACTCCGGGTTATTAAACCATTCAAGAACTTGTTTTTCGTTCATACGTTCGACCTGTTTATCAGGATTGTTCACGTCTGAAAAGTCTTCAAAGTGATACATGGCTTGGAATAAGGCATCAATTAACGCATCAACCACATCAATTTTTAGCGTAGCCTTAGCCTTATCAACCTGAATGCCAATCTTATCTTCATAAATTTCAGCGTTGAGTAATGCTTTTTCCATAATTCGATCATCCAAGCGGTCTACCGAGCCTTCAACAAACAACTTTTGCAAAAACTTGGTTGGGTCTTTCAGTTCACTGGTTCGTTGACGAATAGCTTCTAACGGCCAACCAGAATTAAGCTCTAGCTGTTTGATAGCTGGTGTGGCTCCCCAGGCATCATAGCCAAAAAAGACCACCTCTAACCGGTGGCGATCCACGAAGTTAAGCAGCCACTGATAGACTTGTTCATCATTAATTAGCCCTTGTGGGTGACTGCTAATCGTACAAAATCCATTTTGAGCTAAATTACGATAATTGATGCCATCTTGTTTTTCTTTGGCTTCAATCGAGCCGGCTTTCTGCCACGGAATAAAACTATGCTGGTAAATAAACCAGCGTGGCTTGCCTGTAGCATCCTGATAGGGAAACACGAATGCCAAAGCGGTATTATCACTAAACATTGAGTAGTCAAAGCCAATGTAGACTTGACGATCATCGAAACTAAACGATGGCACAATGGCTTTTTCAACGTCAGGCAACTTGAGGAAGCTGTCCACTGATTGTTCTAGCCAAAGGTTCAGGTTTTTGTTTTGAAAGTCATTAATTGTGCCCGACAGCGCGTCAGAATCACGCTTATCTGTTAGCCCGTTCATTAAGACTTCATACTGGCTTGGTAAATCAAGCAAAGGATTACTTTTTACCCAGGTTTCCGGCTTAAACGTCTCGTCTAAGCTGTCTTGGGCCCAAATCAGACCTAAGTAAGTATCGGCATCACGCAAGTAATCCTGTTCCATGGCTTGCTGAATCATGCGTTCATCATCATGGAATGGCACGGTTGGGTCAGGATAAGCCGTTGAAATCTGAACGAATTGCTTATTACGCACCTTAACTTGGCCCGAAACAATTTTAGAAATCTTCTGTCGTGTTTTTACTTCACCAATTTCATCAAAAACAGCAGTTGTAAAGTGAAATGAGCCTAGCTAGTCATATTGACCGGCTTCGTGACTAATTGCTCGCAGTTTGTTATTATTACTGCTCATAACAATTTGATCAGATTGAGACGACAATGTACGAGTATCTAGCCCACTATCAGTAATCAACGACTTAAATGGCTCAATCGTTGCAATCTTGGCTAGCATTGACTTAATATAGCCCAGAATTTTGCTCGTTTGCTTGTAATTAATAGAAGATACTAAGTAATCTTGATTAGATAGTCCCAACGACTCAATTAAAAAACTATAGGCAGTGATAATCGCCATAAGCACAGTTTTCCCCTGGCCTCTGGAAACTGAAACTATAGCCCGTGAAAAACGCTTACCACCGTTATCATTACGCCAACCAATCAGCATAGCCATAATGAACTTTTGCCACGGCATAAGCTTAGTTGGTTCGCCTGTATCAACGTTCGGACAGATGGAAGCAAATTTAAGTACCTGGTCTACTTTCTTAACCGAATAAGTAAAGGGAAATTCAACGCTACCTTGTCGTTGCAAGTCTCGAATATGGCGAAAAGCCGCTAACTTAATTAAATAACCAGTGGTTACCTTCTGATCTAAAACATCTAAAGCGTACTGAGTTCCTGCATCTGTGTATTCGTCACGAATACTTTTAACATCAATTCCACGGTATGCTCCTAACACATCGTGTGATTGAGTAAGGTCAATATTCATAAGATCACCCCCTTTCACAGAAAATGCTAGTGTTGCTTCACTTTTTTACTGTCCTAAAAATTCTCGCATACGTTCATCAATGCTTCGCTCATCCTTGTGGTCATCTAAGTTTAACTTGAGCAAATCACTACGTGACTTAGGAGATAGTCCCAATTCAGCGCCTAGTTTAGTCAGATTTTTAACCGCTGAATCGTAAATTTGTGTCATAGGATTACGCTTGTAGCCCACGAAGTCTCGACCAATTTTTTTACCGGTCTGATCTTGTAACGTTTTATAGATTGCTTGGACTTCACCGTTTTCCTGGATATGTTTATACGCATTGCGGTAAATCTCATATTGGGAAGCATATTGTTCCACAAGTCCGCTATCAATGCGTTTAACTGGGGTGTTATCCTCTAAAAAAGGCACTAATCGACGCCAAACGACCTTAGCTTGCCGTCCTAAGTAAGCTGGCGGTGTGCGCGTTAATTGACCATTGTTGACGTCTTTATCCGTTTTTTTCATTTTCTCTGCCTCCTTTCATTATTGCGTGATCCCCCCCTACCTAAAATTTTTTAAAAAACGTTTGCGTCACAAAATGAGGGTTATGTGTGGCTCTTGTCGGCCGTTAATAGGGGGCGGGGGTGATTTTTATTTATTTCTCGATACATTACACCTGATTGTTATAAACTGCCTAGAACGTTAAATTAGGTGGGTTTAATTCAATAGTCATATAGATAGCAACATCGTTTGTCATCATGATTTTTACACCTGGATATTCCTTGCGATTAAGTGCATCACTGCTTATTCATCAATGCATTAATGGCACTCACATCGGTAATCTCAGCAACTTGTCTTAGCTCGTTACCTTGTCCAGTCCCGTAGTATCGCTGTTCCCAATCAGTCTTTCTCCTATGACACTTACTGCAGATAACAGCTAAGTTATCAACGTTAGCTTTCAGTGTTTCATCAAACTCAATCGGTACAATATGATCCGCAGTCTTAGCAGGTGTGATAATGCCTTGCACTTTACAGTAATCACATAAGTAATGGTCACGTTCTAGGACTTGTTGTCTTAGGTGTGACCATTGTCGTGTACGATAGAAGTTGTATTGCTGACGCTTAGTGTCATCACGATTACGTGTGACCGTGTTGTACTTGTGCGTGTAATGCTTATCGTGGCTACGTGCCCAACGCTCACGGCTTGCTAGGTACTCTGCTTCATGTTCATAGTGTTGCTTGCAATAGTGGTCTGGGAAGTTAACCATGGCATGGCATCCTGGTTGTCTGCAGCGTCTTACTCTTGGCATGATCACCACCACCTTTGTGTAAATTAAAAGCGCCATGCTTATCAGCACGACGCTCACGTTTCTTCTTGTCAGCCAACCAACGCTCTAAGTCACGATAGCAATGATTCTCTACTGGGCTAACGTAGCCATACTCAGTGTGTTGCATGTAGCCACACCCCTAACACAATAATGAGCAGCACCATCAGCAGGCCGAATATTAAGTTGTCCCGTTGATAGTTTCTCATTGCTACTCCTCCAAACTAAAAGGCCGCCTCGTTAGAGACGATCGTATATGTGATTGGTGTGGAATCGAACCACACGCGGTAATGAGCCTCCTGACGTGGACTTTTTCTATTTTCAGCCACGTTTCAACCACCGTCGACTTACGCTTTTAAGCTTAGCGTATAGAACTCGCATTTTAGGTGTGCGCAATACCGTGGTTGCTGACCAATGGACCATGTAGGACTCGAACCTACGACCGAACGGTTATGAGCCGTCTACTCTAACCAGCTGAGTTAAAGGTCCAAAAGACCGGTTATGCAGGCCGGTCAATTTTATGAAGGAGTTTGGCGAGCTAGAATAATGTTTAAAACGAAGGGAGTCGCCTCCCATTTTGTAATGCTCGCCAATACGTGCAACGGGAGTCGAACCCGTATCTTCTTTGCTCTGCCGTTGAGCTATGCACGTCCATTTCATCAATCGCTTATGTTACCAATTTACACCCAAATTAGGGGTCAATTTTCTCGGTTTTTTCCACTTTTTATAAATCGTATAATCCTAATCCTTTAGCACACTTCTTTATAAACAAATTTTTCAGTTTATATGCTCGTGACTTACCGACGCTCAGCATGTTATTTTCGACCATTCCTGTTAAGGTATAGCGCGGATATTTCCGAAAATATTGCTCGTCAATAATTGCTTGCGTATCGGGACCCACTTCATCTAAGCAGTCATCAATAACTTGGCGCTGCTTCTTCAGTGCGTTAATCCGCTTGTCCTCATCTAGCGTGATAATTAACCGCTCTGTGCTGTCGTTGAATCCGTTCTGCGCCCGGCCACCGCCAACATTCTCATCAACCGGCGTTACCGGATAACGTAACTCCTGTTCACACTGTTCAATGTACTTATCAATCTTAGGATAATCCCGTAAGATGTCCTCAACTGTTCTAATCGTCGATCGTTTCACCCATCATTCCTCCATCTTAAGCTTATTTTAAGTTTGCTTTAATGTTAATGGCATAATGTTTTGTTCGTTGGCCGCGGAGTAAGAGTTAATTTTAGAAGCTAATTTGGGGTAAGGGCTGCTGCTGGGCGGCCCTTTTTTGCTATCTAAAATGGCCG